CTCAGACCTTGCAACCTCATAATCCCCAATGACGATATCTCTGGCCGCAAAAGCCCCATTATCAATTGATATCAGCAGTTCCTGTACATTAACGACACCATGGACTTTATGTATGTAACCATATAGACTGGTCAGATACACGCAATCACCATTGGCCAGATTATTAATATACTCCAGTAAACTGGCTTTAATCTGACCGACACCGGTATTCTCAAAGAATTGATTCGTCAGTATCCTGGCCTGTATATGGATTATCCGCTTAATAGTTCGCGAGAATCTGACGGTATGCGGCTTATTCCCTTCATCCAGTACCTCTACCTCCACCTGTCCGACACTCTTAATCCCTAAAGGCTTTTTTGAGAAGATTGCTTCCGCAATCAGCTGGTCCTGACTCTCTGGCGCCAGCACATAACACTCAAAGCTATGGGGCGGACGCCCATCCACCGTTTCCTCCGTATCGTTTTCCACAACCGCCACTCCGTCCACCAGTGCTACCCTGGACAACGCCCCACGCAAGGCGTCCACTGAGGCACTGCCTGCACCTGCCACGGAGAGGCCAAACCGAATCCGGAGTGATGTGTCGTCCTCACGTTCCTGGCCATAGGTATCAATCCCCACAAACTCCACCCGTTCCAAGTCCGGGTCCGGATTCTCAATTATGAGTGCTGTCCCAGGAATAAGATTCCCCGCGTCCCCGGTTTCTGCACAAACAGCAAGACACTCCACGGTTCCGTCCGTACCCACAACGTAATCCATATCAACGTAAAATACATGGCCACCCCCAGATATGGCAAAGGCCGACGGAACCACGGCCCCAACGTTTCCATAAATCCTCACCTTTATGCGTGCAGCTGTTGCCGGGTCGCGCACCACCCCGGCGAATGTACACAGGCGGTCCAGGCTCTGGCCTCTGGCGCTGTTTGGGAACCGGGAGTAATAGATATCCTCCAGAAGCTCATAACATTCCGCAAGGTCAGATACATTAATCCGAATGAATTTCCCCAGAATGGACTGGCCGCTCGTGTCAATATCCTCGCCAAACAGCTTCTTTGCTCTTGCAACTTGGGCCGCCAGAAGGTCATCATACGTAGGCCTCTGGAATCCTTTTTCTGTCAAAACCATATCATACCTCCACTTCTGCTGTCGCATCCGCATCCGCACCGGAGACGGAGAACGTAATCCTTAGCACCCTTCCCTCGGTCATAATGTCGCAGCGCGTCATCTGCAGGGACGGATCCACCTGTGAGACCGCATTGCGCACATAATCGCGTACCATCGCAGGGTTGGGATTCTTTCTCAAAACTTTCTGCACCGGTATGCCTTCCTTTGGGTCCAGCCACCACTCCCCCCGGTTGGTACTGAGGACCTGACGTATCTTCTGTATCAGCAAGTCCGTGTCACAAGCAAGCTTGATATCATTCTTCTCCATGACCACATCGCCATGGATATCCACCGAAAACCCTTTCATACACGCCTCCTATAATATTCCAACCACAACAGCGCCGGCCAGAGAGTGGTGCCCGGCTACCGGTGTCGCAAATGAACCTGTCCTGGTCTCAGAAATATCCCGGTCCGCGCAGACACAGAATACGGTGTCCCCTGGAGCGGGCCCGACCACATCCCATACCTCAACCGTATGCTTGTGAGAAGGTTCTCCGCCGGTTGATGTAGACCGTGTTGTCTTCACAAACCGCCTTGCTCCCTGGATAACCGGACAGTTTGGTATCACTGCCTGTTTCTGGGGCTGTCCGCCAGGTGCCTTGATCATATTAAGTGGCTGGATGGTGGCCAGGTTCCCGCTGATGCTGATAACCTTCCCGCAGAATCCCGTATGTATCTCCAGCATGGCCTGCTCAATCATGTTGTTAAATATGGTTCCTTTCATCACATCACCCCACTTTCGCCCCTAATTTGCGCAGCATCTCCAGGTTCTGAGCCGCAGTCCCGGCATACCCCTGTATCCCCAGTTGCTCCGCCAGGACCTTCCTGTATGCGTAGGAGCTATCCGCTCCAATGGATTTCAGGCCGTCAACAATGGATACGCCACTGTATCCAGACAGATTCGGGAGACCGGATCTGCCTGCTTCTGAAGCTGCCTCGCCAGTTGGTACTGGAGGACATTCAATTGCTTTCACCTTCGTAACAAAATTCGTACCGTCATAGGCATGGCTCCCTTCACGCACCCGGTATACTCCGGATACATTCCTGGACTGTAGGTTAATTAGGCTGGCGGTTGTTATCCTGTGCTGCAGGAGCATCGTCATTTCATATCCATGGACCGTGTCCTTAAAATCCTCAGCGGTCTGTTCCTCCTCAAACTCGGACAGCTCCAGAAGCCCTGTATCTGACGACAATGTGAAATCCAAGCCATCACCATCCAGGATGTGCCTGACATATATTTGTCCCTGACAGATATACGCCGACACGCCACAGACCGCGGCATACCTCCGGATGTTTTCCATCAGACCACCACCAACTGTTGCCTTATCCTTATAGACATAGTCCCGTTTAGGGGCGAACACCGCCACCGGCATCCCTGTCATTCCTACCAGGTCTTGCAGGATACGGCTGGCCGGGGTTCCTCCAGCGTATGATATACTTTTCAAATCCCGTTCTTCCAGTTCCGGCTTATCTATTGCATGTATCTCAGTCACCCGGTCTTCTCCGGTATAGTAGGACCGGGGTTTTGATATGATACCACTAAATATAACTCCAGTGTCATTTCCATAACCGGCTGTCACCGTTATGGGATTTCCCTTCTTTATATTCTGGATGGTAAGATCCGATAGGTTGTAGACAATAATCTCTGCCTCATCTGCCTCCGTATTATCATCAAATGGTATGTCAAACTCACAATCCAGTTCATTAAGATTAATTGTTACATTTCCGGTCTGTATAATCACGGTATGGCCATACAGTCCGCTGGTATCTGCCCGTTCCGTATCCAGGACGATTTCTCCCTCCAGCCGGTTCATGGCTTCAATTACTCGCGAGTCAGGCCCGCCCCGTTGACCATCCACTACAAAACTACGCTTCATTATTTCACTTCCCATTATCAATTGTTAAGAATACCGTCTGCCCGAAATTTTCCCAGGTTACCTCCCGCTCCTGACCGGATTCATCCAGTGGTATGATTTCCAGAGCTGGAAAAACACCCGCCTCGTAAATATCCCGGAACAATGGCACCCCATATATGACCGGCTCGGCATCACACAACAGTTTCCCATCACGGTAAAGCGTGACGCTGAAAAGGTCCGCCTGCTGATTATAGGCGAACCTCATGTTAAATTTATCTTTCCCCAGTGCAATATTAAAGCCATAGGGGATTAAGTCCTTCTTTACGATGATTCTATCCCTCATGCCGGCCTCCTTATGGTATCACCAGGACCTGCCCCACCCTTATCTTATTAGGGTCAGACAGTTTGTCCCGGTTCGCGTTGAATATCTGCGGGAATAGGGACGCCTTCCCATAATAGGCTTTGGCCAGACCGGACAAGGTATCCCCGCTCTTCACCGTATGCGTCCTGACAGGCGGTTCCTGGGCCGCCGGTGCCGGCGCCTCTTCAATCTGTTGGGTGGCACTGTTCCCGCTTCCCGCTGTATATGGGCTTGACGCTATGCGGATTTCCTTTAACTCAGCCGAGAAATTACATCCTCCATGGATGGCCCCGTCATGGGTTGTCATGAACTTAGTTAGCAGTGCACTCGACAGGACATTGACACCGGTATACTCTACCAGTTTCGCCCCTTTCTGTATCTGCTCCAGCTGCGCGATATCATCCTCATAATCATCCCCTACCATCTCCCCTGTCAGGCTGAGGACCAGTGGGGACCGCCTGGCATGGTCTGTCAGGTCAATCCCTTCCTCAACCGGATGGCTGCTGGCCGTCACTTCTCTGGAAATATCTTCTGTTTTCACAAATACATAGGTATCATTTATCAAAGCCATTCTACACCTCCTGCAGTCGTGGATTCGTTCTGCCCATCCCCTCCATAGCTTCCTTCATGGCCTCCTTCACCCAGCGCTTTACCTTGCGCTCATTGCTGTCGCTTGCACTGGCACCGTTCAGCGTCAGATTAAACACCGGATTCCAGGTATTTACCTGACTGGTTTGGCTGGTACCGCTGGAGGATGTACTCTCCGGGCTGTATTGGCTCCGCATAGGAGACATGTTGACTGCCGTCCGGTCCGCAATCCCCTGGGCTGTCCTGGTAATCTTTCCAGACAGCTTCTCCATGCCCTTTATCAGTCCCAGACCGGTGTTTTCACCGCTCTCCTCCATGACTCCGGATGGGCTATGGATATCCAGCGAACCGTTGACGGCCCCCTTAAGGTCCGTTCCGATACCTCTGGCGGTACTGATGACTGTACTGCGCATACTCTTAAGACCGTTGTTTAGCCCGCGCATGATGTTTATGCCGGATTGATACAGATCGGTCCTCTCAATCTCGTCTTTAAAGTCATTACCAAATTTTCCGGCATCTGTTACTATGCCGCTAAATCCGGCCTGCACCGCGGTATCCAGCTGTGTCATCTGTGTGTCCGCTGTTAGGTTCATATCGGTCATGGTTCCATCAAAAGACGTACTCAGGCCGTCCAGTATCGGCTGTGTTCCCTCTGATGTGCCGGCCATCGCCTCATTCATCGCATCCAGCGTTGCGGTCCCCAGACCGGCTGCGGATACTTCTGCCAATGCTGCGCCGTTGTCTATCCCGGAGGCCACGGCAGCCGGCATCTGCATCCCGTAATTATTCAGCAGGTCCGTATCCGGTTTCAGATTTTCCGTCGCATCCGCCGTGGTCTGGTCTGCGGCGGCGGTTAATTGGCTGGTGCTTTCATCCAATCCGGCCGCTACGCCGTCACCGACCTCTTTTCCGGCATCCTTACCTTTGCTGAACAGACCTTTGATTCCCTGTACCAGGCCATTCCCAATGCCCTTTATGATGTCCAGGCCGAGTTTCAGCCAGTCCACACTCATCAGTGTGGTGATTATGGCGCTTACGATTGTTGGTATTGTCTGGATAAGCTGTGGTATTGCTGCTATTAATCCCTGCGCCAACATGATGACCAACTGTATTCCGGTCACAAGTATGGTCGGTGCAGCTGCAATGAGTCCGTTCAGCAGCTGCATAATAATGCTGATTCCGGACTGTATGATTGACGGCGCATTTGCCAGCAGTCCCGCGCACAG